CAGTCGGTAGAGCGCATGACTGTTAATCATGATGTCGCTGGTTCGAGTCCAGCTTGGGGAGCCAAAGCACACACAGGCGAACCGTTGGTAATAATCAATGGTTCGCTTTTGTTATCAGTTAAGAGAATAAAATAAAAAAACGCCGCCGATAAGAGCCCCACAGCTCTTACCGACGGCGAATTTTTTGTCTTACATTGATTTAATAAATGCACCCGGATAATCTTTTTTCACTGTTTTAAGGTATGCCTCAGCGTTCTCACGAGACTTAAATGCCCCGACCTGGACGTAATATGTCTTGCCGTCATCGCTATCCTTTGTCAGCTCGGCAGCTACACGCTTTTTAAACGCCAAAAAACTTTCAGGGTGCTTGACGTACCATAAGGGACAAAGTTTGCCCGTTACATCATAGTGCCTTATGATATCGTCCGAAGTCAAGTTATAATGCTTGCAGAGATATGCGCAAAGCTCGACAAGGCTCTGCTCTGTAGCCTCGTTAAACTTGCCCGATGTGTCAGGGTGGCAGCACTCAATGCTTATGCTGTAGCCGTTTGCCTGGTTTGTGCAGTAGGACCATTCCGTCAGCGGTATGCACTGTATGATCTCGCCCTCCAGTCCGATTATGTAGTGCGATGACACATACCGTCCGCCGTTTTTCTGGTTCTCAAAGTAGTTGCGGTTTGCGATTGCGGTACTTCCGGGATTGCCTACATAATGCACGGCAATTTTTGTAACCTTTTCAAGCTTGATGCCCGGACGGCTGTACTTGTTGGGCGTGAGAAATTTTTCCTCAATTTTCATGGCTATTACCTCCTGACTTATCGTTTAACAGGTCAATTATCTTCGATAGTATCTTCTGCACACCCGAAGGCAGTATGCCCATCAGTCCTGCCGTCTCGCAAATGGAAATCAGCTCCGAGGCGCAGAACGCTATAATCACAGCGTCCCGAAGATAATCCACATTGAGCAGCTTGTCCGCATAATTGGCACACACAACAATGACCAGTGTGCCAAATTTTTTTACTATGCCCTGCCAGCAGGCACGGGACGACAGCGCCCCGTTTTCCGATTTGTCGGATTTGTGCCACCACATGGCGTTTGCCAGCCCCAATATAAAATCCGCCGCCATGAAGATAAGCAGCGTAATAATGGCATTGTCCCAGCCGCCCAGGGCTGCCGAAACAGCCCCACCTATTGCACCGATAATGGCGCATACATATGTTTTGATGTTCATTGACATTTTCATTCCCCCTCAGATTTCCTAACCACAGGAATATCAAATTTTTTCAATTTCTCTTCCAGCTCGTTAATCTCGTCCCTGACAGCCTGCCTCTTGGCGTTTAATTCGGTAATGTCATACGGTGCAGGCAGACCCATCAACGCATATTCATAGCACTTGGCTATTTTCCAGTCCCCAATAGGACTGGCGCTATCCGACAGTTGCCAGCGGCAGTCAGCAATTTTCTGCTGGATTTCATTGTACGTATCCATTTGTCGTACCTCCTCAGCCTATGCAGAAACAGGGGCGCACGCCACCCATAGATGACGCGCCACTTGCATTTGCATTTCCCGTACTTGTTACACCCGCAAAACTGGTATTCCATGCAGTTGATTTGCACCAGAACCAATTTCTATTGCATATATACTTTGGATTTAATCTAAATATCGGAAATTGACGATAATTCAATCCATTATCATATTTACCACCGAATATGGTGCTGCCATATATTTCTGGTTCAGACGGCAGGTTGATTTTAACAGTTGCCCATACGCAACTATTTGCAGAATTTCCTGATACACTATTAGTCAGATATTCACTGTGCAATAGCAAATGGTTGTTCAATTTTGCGTCAAAATGCGCATTATATACAGGTAATACGGATGTAAACAGAAAACTGCCAGTATATCCACCATTATTTGTATTCGTACCATTCATTCGATTGGTTCCAATATTCTCATCAGGCACAATAACAGCGTGATGCTGCACAAATGCCGTGTCGCCTGTATTCAGGTATGTATCTATTCCAGCAATGCGGAATTTGGTATTGTATGTGACAGTCTGGGTCGATTCAACCAGCGATTTTGTACCGTCATCACCGGTCTGTTCCACAAAACAGGGAACATTTTCAATGCTTCCCGATAGCGTGAAATAGTCACCGATATAGATATCAGAAAAACTTCCGTCACTAATCATAGCGCAGATATCATTGATATCATACCCCTTGGCGAATAAATCATCGCCACGAAAGATATTATTATGATTTTCGCTAATAGACGTGGGGTTTATGTCAACTGTCTCACCCCCTTTCTGTGCCACCTTAAAACGGTTGCCACCGTCATACTGCCCCATAATAGTAACAGTCCCGCTGCCGTTGAGGTACAGTGTGCCGTCGCCGAAAATATCACCGCAATTTGCAATGACTACGCTGCCGTCTTTTGGCACCGCAACAACGCCGTCAGCACCTGCTGTGCAATCCGCATTTACTGTGGAAATGTACACAGGTGCGCTGCTATCGTTTCTTACCGCAAAATATGGATATCTGCGGTCAAATGTTACGGTTGTCACGCCGTTAAGCGTAACGGTTGCTTCTCTTGTACTGATAGACATAAAAAATTCACTCTCTTTCAGGTTTTAAAAGTCTCATAAAACACTTTTTCTGCCCTGCACAGCTCCGCTGCTATGGACGGGTAAAGTGATGCTGTGCTTGGCGCTGCATACCCGTGCCCATGGTCGCACCTCCTTTACTGAGATGATGAAATGAACCAACTATCTGTAAACTGCCCCACACCATACGAATTGTGGTCGAACGTTAACGCGTTTGACCATGTATCACGTTCTGTGCCGCTTTCCCAATATCGCGTTAAATCGATGTGAACCTTTGTTATTGAAATGCCGTACTCAATACTTTTTATTCTATAAAACGGTTTTTTTGTGGTTGCTTCATTCCAGCCAACGTTTGTAGAAAATGCACGTCCCGTCGATAATTCACCATTAGATAGATTGACAGCTTTCCACATAGGGGCTAACGTCCAATATTTCGATTGCGTGGGGTGTGGGGTTTCATCGAAATATATACTGATTTGTAACGAATTTCCCGAATTTGTAACGGTGTCAAACTCGCCCGATGACAGGTCGAGGTATTCGTTTGTATTTTCGGTATCGCCCGACCCCAATGAGTTTGGTACATTCTGTCCGTCGTCCGTCGTGTTATCGCTTCCACCACCCGTCGCATACTCATACAGTTTCTTGTATTTGTCGGATACGTTCACGGGGTCAAACCCGTCACAGCCATAGTCGGACGCATTATACACACCTGGTTCCACCACGGTCAATGGTTGTATGTTTGCTGCTGCTTGCACATCAACAGTCACAGGGCAATATCCCGTGTATCCCTCAGGCGCATTATATACTCCGTTTTCCGTTATCGTTATAGGTTTGACCTTTCCGCCGCCCGACATCTTAGCCATATATGCCGCTTCCAGAAAAGGATACGGAAACATTATTCCACCTCCTCCAAAGTCTCAGTCCAGTTTTCCACATCAATGGTCAGCTTGGCTTTTTTGCTGCCCGAGTAGATAAACCAGAACACATTATCGCTGCTTTTGCCTTTGTCGGAGGGCGCCGCCAGCGGAAGAAATCTGTTACCGACCTTCACAATAGGCGCTCCCTCAATGGGTTGGTAACACAGTAAATCAGTCTTTGCCATCAAACCGCCTCACATTTCTATCCTCAGTCCAAATCCCTTGTCGCCTGCAAAAAAGCAGCCATAGGACTTGTTTGCATCCAGCTTGCCCTCCAGCTTGCGGCTGTACAGATCATGATACTCACTGAAACTGCAATCCGCCTCAGGCGCAGAAACATCAGCCACGATTCCCAGTCCCGTGAAATCAAAATCAACACTCAGCACAGGCAGCTTGTCGCCGCCGTATGCAAGGAAATCACCAATGTTGTACAGATAATCAGTGATCATCTGCGAACATTCCCAGCCGTGATATGCGTATTCACCGCCGCTGCCGACTATCTGCGATACCATCTGCTGTACAGCCGCCTCAGTCAGATACCGCCCGGAAATGCGTTCAGTGTGCCGCCAGTCGGAGCCCGAGGCATACTCATTGCCATACGCTTCATCAGTGGCATATACCCCCGTAATGTGTTTCGTGCCCCGCCTGATGATCTCCGTCCTGTCGCTTTCCGCAGGCATTTCCAGCCCCGAAGAGGGCGCAGCAAAAGGCACAAACGCCAGCACACCACCGCCGTCATGCCAGTATCCCACATCATTGTGTGACAGGTCGCTTAGTATGGCCCTGCACGTCTTTCCGGCAAAATCCTGATAGCACAGCTGTGCCATGCGCCCCGAATATCCGCCCTCGGTGAAACCACACTGGGAGGCAACCGCCCCCACGATTTGAGCAGTCGGATACCATTTCAGCGTCTTTCCGTCAGTGTCAAACTGTGTGTAATTACTGTAATCAAATGGGATATCCAGATTTTTGCATAGGTCATACGCCGTGATGCTTGCCACACCGCCCGAATAGGACTGCTGGGCAATGTAAAAATCAGGCAGCAAATAGCCGTTAAACGTTACCTTGCTGCCCTCGATAAACGGCATAGCCGACCATACATCGCAGGAAAATTCCGTTGTGGCCACACCGTCAAATCCCTTGCCCTCCAGCGACCGCCTCAGCCTGATGTTAGCCAGTACGTCCGCACCGTATTCCGTACCCTGATAGGTTATCTTGTACGGCAGGCTAAAGGCCTGAGCCCGTGAGGGGGCAGGTCATAGATACGGATATGTTGTAATAGTCCACCGTGCCGTCGTTAAATACAGGCACACAGCGGATAGCCGGGCGGTCAAACACATTGGTCTGTACCGTGGGGCATTTGTATTTTACGGTCACCTCGTCCGCATTGCAGGCGGTCACAAGGGCAGCTGCCACCGTGTCCGACAGCACCTGAAAATCAGCCGACAGACTGACGCTCACCCCCAGATATTTCTTACGTTCCTTGCCGTTTACAGCAGTGAAGCTGTCCGAATATACAGGCGCTGTCGATATATCTACAGCCTCGCATATAACGTGTTCGGACATATCCACATTGCCGATTTTTAATATCGTATCATTCATGCTTTAACCTCCGCTGGCAGTTTTAGCCCGCTTGTTTTCCTGCGCAACAACCTTAGCCACATACTTGCCGTCCAGATCAACCACCTTGTAAACGGTGTTGCCCGACGAGGCAGATGTACGCTTGACCGCCGCAGATGTGTCCTGACTGTCCGCCGCCGTTGTGTTCGCAGCCGATGTATTTGCCGAAAGAGCCGCCGAAGAGTTGGCAGCAGATACATTCGCCGCCGCAGCGTCAACGTAATTGCCGTCAAAAACGTCCTTCATGGACTGCTCCCAGTTAGCCTTGAACGCTTCCATAAAGCTGTCGCCAAACAGCGTGCCTGCGTCAGTACCTAACTTCTCGAACTCGTCTGAGTTTTCCGTCACCATGTTGGCAATGATGTTGCTTACGCCCTCATCGTCCTTGTACAGTGACTTGATTTTTGAGAGCTTCTTGGGGTCTTTCAGCAGCTGCGTTGCATAGTCCAGTGCCGCTTCCGGGTCTTGTTTGAGCAGCTCGTTTATAAGGCTGTCAGGCACGTTTTTTTCGTACAGCTCGGCGATTTTCGATGTCAGCTTTTTCTTGGCGGCAAGCTTTTTCTCGAAACCGCTAAGGTCTATCTTGTTTGACTTGGTTTTAGCCCCCGTCCGCTTGTCCGTTTCCTCAGAGCTGTTGAAGATATCGCCACTGCTGCTTTTCAGACTGCTTGCCAGACTGTCACGGGATTTTACAACGCTGTCATAGGCTTTTTCAAGAGTGTCCCGCTGCTTTTTGGCAGCGGTCTCAGCCTCTTTCGCTGCCTTATCGTCGGTGCTTTTCTGCTCTTTCAGCATTTTAAGGTTATAGTCCTTGTACACCTCAGAATTGTGGTCAAGGCTCTCAATAAATGCCCGTTCCTGCTCCAAGAGCCAGCTATCGTCATAATTCTTTTGGAGCTGTTCGGTCTCCAGCTCTCGGAACTTGTCCTCAACGGAATTTTTGAGAGCACTTTCAGCATCTTTTTTAGCCTGCTCTGCCGCCTTTGCAGATTTTTCAGCCGCCTTAGTCTCGGTGTCCGCAAGCTTGTCATAATGGTCTGTTATCTTGTCGTAGAGCTTCCACCACTCCGCATCTTCCTCATTGCGGTACTGTTCGAGCAACGCCTTTCTGCCCGCCCAGTATTCTTCTTCCGTGACCTTGTGGACAGCATATTTGTCCTCCAGCTCTTTGAGCGCCGTATCAAGCATTTCCGACTTATCTACCACGCCGTCAACACCTGTATCGGGCATACTGTCAGCTCCGCTGCCTTCCACATCGGCAGTGCCGTCAAGGGCGCCCGCAATATCACCGTTTGTCTTTTCAATTTCGGAAACGGCTTTTTTCCTTGCTTCGGTCAGGTCATCAATGGTCGCATCTACCGCTGTTAGACTGCTGCTCAGATACTTTTCAACGCTGGTCTCGCCCGACATATCCATTTCTGTCTGCATCCACTTTGGCAGCAGATCATAATCAAACGAACCGTTTTCCTGAGCTGTAAGGAACGCATCGTTCCATTCGCCCAGCTTTCGGGTGTTGTCCGCTATCATTTTGTCAAGCTGTTCCTGCGTAAGACCGTCGTAGCGTTTTATGCGCTCCGCCTGTGCCTGCGCAGCCTTTTCCACTGCATTGCTGTCACCGCTGAGCGCATTGCCGAGAGCCTCCTGCATATTTTTATACATATCGGCTCCTACGCTTTCCCAGTCGTAGTTTATGATATTGTCTGCAATATGGTCACACAGGTCAAGCGCAAACTCGATGATGTCGGGAATGGCATTGACAAGAGCAGTGTTCAGCTCCATGAGTATCTGCGGAGCCTTTGCCAGAAGTATCGGCAGGGAATTTATCAGACCGTCAGCAAGACCTATGATTATGTCCTCGGCAGCCGAAATAAGCTTGTCAGTGTTATTTATCAGCGTTTCCGTGATGGTCAGCACCGCATTTACAACAGCGGGTATAAGCGTGTCCAGATTGTCGGAAATGCCCTTTGCAAGAGCCGTTATAATGTCCACAGCACCCTGCGTTATAATATCGGCGTTGGAAAGTATAGCCGTGATAAGCGCCGTGCAAAGGTCAGCCGCCGAGCCTGCGACCTTGGGCAATGCGGATATAAGCCCCGACAGCAGCGTGTCGATTATCTCGTCCGCATTATCTGTTACAATAGGTATAGCCGTGTCAGCGATGGAAGAAAGCGTGTCAAGCAGAGCCGCAATAAGACTGTTTGCGCCGCTTATAATATCGGGGAGCATTTCTTCAAGTGTCTGCGGTATCAAAGGCAGAATGCCCTCCGCAAGTTCGGCAATGCCCGTCGCCATCTGCGGCAGTACCGCCATAATGCGGGGCATAAGATTGTCTGATACGTTCAGAACACTGTCAATAAGGTCAGAAACGAGCCTGTCAAAATCCTGCGTAGGGTCTGCCATTCCTGTGAGCATATTCTGCCATGCTGCTGTCATGCTTGCCATAGATCCCTGCAGCGTATCGGCGCCCTCAGCCTGAGCATATCCCGAAAGCCCCTGCATCTCAATGTAGTCAACAAGAGCGTTCTGGCAGTCAGCAAGGTTGTCAATGGTGTATTCCGTTGCCTCGCCGTGGGCCTTTTTGTACGCATTTACCTTGTCGATAAGCTCCGCAAAGCCCTCTTTTGTGGGGGTGATACCTATCTGCAAATTGTCGAGCATGGTATAGTTGTTTTTCATAATGCCGTTGAAAGCATTCTGAACATTTTCCGCAGTGTTGCCCGTAGCAGCCACAATGTCCGCCTCGGCGGCAACTATCCTGTCGGCAAGCTTTGCAGCCCCCAGCTCATCGCCGCCCATGGCAGTCTTCAGACCAATAGCAAATCCGTTCACTTGTTCAAGGTAATCGTTCTGGGACATCTGTACGTCCTTAAAAGCAGTCTTAGCCTTTTCGGCAATGTAATCATACGCCTCGCCGAACATCAGCTGCGCACCGCCGGCAAGCTGCTCATAATCGCCGAAACTTGCGATAGCTTCCTTTGCCAGGGCCCCTACCGCAGCAGATGCAGCACTAACAGCAGAAAGGGCAGCTTTTGCAATAATGTCCATAGTTTTTGTGGCAGCCACGCCCACATTACCCATAACGCTTTTGAACTGCGAAGCGTCTCCCAAAACACGATAAACTATCTCACCAACCGTCACCTGCCCTCACCTCTCATTCTTTCCACAGCCTCTCTGTGAATGCGCTGGATTTCGTCCAGCACAGCCCTGTCCCTCTCGGCAGCCGTCCTGTATCTTGGCGCCTGCTTCTTTTTCAGCGCAAAAACACGTTTGAGCCTTGCCACCCTCGACCTTTCCGCAGAGGACTTTATTTCCGAAAGGCTTTCGGCCCTTATGCCGATTATCCTTTTCAGCCTGCATTCATCGGGCAGACCCCGAAACAGAGCGCAGAAATCGAACCAGTGAAGCTTTGCCGTGTTCAGGTCAATGCCGTAGTGCCCGAGAAAATCCGCATAGAAATATGCCTCGTCCTCCGAGAAATCAAACGACGGCTCATGCGACCCCATGGCAGATGTCCCCTTGTCCCTCGCTCCCGGCGCAAGACCCGAAATGTAGAAGTCCGTCATAGCGTCCGCCGCAGCCTTCTCCGAAACTCCATCAGGCAGCCCCGCAAAGTAAAAGCGCCCCGCAAGCGCACAGGCCTTGTCAGCGTCCTTTTCAGACATTGCCTCCGAGTAACCGCACATTATGCGGAAATCGGGGTCAACGGGAACGGGGATACTGTCGATGCTTATGACCTTTGGCTTCGGGCAAAACAACATTTTTCTCACCTGCTATCCTCTGCATAAACGCAGTGATCTCATCGTAAATGTACTTGAGTACGGCGTATCTCTCAACGATGTTCGGCAGCCTGTCAGCAAATATCTTTGAGGCGGAACCGTCTCCGAGAATGCTGTCTATGGCATTGTCAAAAGCTAAGATCACCTTTTCCTCATCAGTCCCGCTGTCGTTTTTCAGGCTCTGAAAGGTGTCTTTTATGCTTCCCAGCCTGTCAACGAGCGGCTTCTGAAAGACAACAGGATATTTTTTGTCCTCTACTTCGATAATGCAAATGCGGTCATTGAATTTAAAGCCCATGATATTACCTCCATGTTACGGTCATAAAAAAGCGGCATACGGGATACCCCGCATACCGCCTGCATTATTCGCTTACTTCTTTTCTGTCTCAGTCTGTACAGACTGACCTGTCTGCTCAGACTGCACGGTCTGCACAGCAGCTGACTGCGATGCCGCCTGCTCGGCTGTGTCCTTTTTGTAATACCTGCCCTTGGCAAATTCAGGCGCAGAGCTGCCTCCCACAGCAGAAAATACACCGTTAGAGCGTGTGAAATAGCCTGTATATTTGCTTGTCCAGTCAGAGGGTTCGCTGTCAAGAGCAGTATAGCCGCCCAGACCCTGGAATTTGAGCTCGGCAGGCTCTTCCGCAGCCTTCTTGATGCTGCCGCCAATGGAAAGATTTTCCTCGGGAGCACCAGAACCGTCATCACTCAGGAGCAGCGAGCCGGAGCCGATCTCGCCCTCGCCTGTAAGTACGTTGAAATACGCATATCTCACAATAGCGTCCTGACCCTTTGCATACTTCTTCTTGAACGAGGTAACAAAGTCCTGGAAGGGGTCGCCCTTGTACCTGTCCGCCTTGAACTCAATGGTTCTCTGGTTTCCTGTCTTTGTGGTGCTCTCACCGTGGTAATAGTAGCTGTTTGTCTTTTCCTTGGGGTTGAGCGAAGAGGAGCGGTCGGTAAATCCCATGTATGCCACCGCAAACTCATCAACATCAGCGTTCTGCTTGTCCGAAATATCAACGGCAAGCACCATCTGGTCAGTAGTGATAAATCCCACAAAATCGGGATTTGTAGCGACATTTGCAAACATATCCTTTATCAGCATAATATCATTCCTTTCATTTTTTTATAAAAAATACAATTTCGATACCGGCAGTGTATATCCAGTAATGTTCATTGTGCATCGTGGGTGCGGGCAGAGAATTTATTTTTATCCTTGCCTGTGATATGCCATCGACAGCAGGTTCAGATGCGGCAAGCGTATCCACAATGCCGCAGAGCTTTTCCACAAGCGCCTCCTGCCTGTCGTTGGTGTCCATGGCTGAAACGGAAAATATTACCGACTGGATCTTGCTCCCGTCATAATATTTCTTTATGTCCTTGTTGCCCGCATAGATGATAGCGCTCTGACCTGCCGACGATACAACGCCTATCTCGTCAATGCCGCCCAGCCTTTTCAGCTCTTCGGCAATGTCAGTGTATATCTTTCCTTTCATCGGCTTATCTCCCTGTCATATACACGCTTGAACACAGCCTGCCACTGGTCGCCATAATCGCTTTCAGCCCTTTTGCACCATTCGGAAGATGCATTCGGATTCTTGTCCCGCCTTGCAGACGGCAGTTTATACTGCTTTTCAGCATATGGCATCGTCCATTTCAGTTCTCCCTTGTTGAAGTCACTGTGAATTAACGACGACTGTATCAGCGCCCCCGTATCCTGCTTGCAGAAGTAATTGCAGTCCTTAAGTGCCTGCTCAGAGGTGGCAAAAATTGCTTTCTGCATTGCCTCTTTCATAGCTTCCGAGGATATCCCGCCGTTTATATGAACATCGACCCTCATCTGAGCCCCACCTCCAGATGATGAATATCCCCCTGCGGCGTGAAGAACGTCTCAACCTCACTCACAACAAAGGTCTCACCGTTAAAAATAACCTCGTCCCCCGTCTCAAAGGAAACATCATTGGGCACGGAAGAAAAAGCATCAAAATACATCTTTGCCCTTACCTCGGGAATATCGCCCCCGAGAGAAAAACGCTGAGAACGGCAAGGCTCAATGTAAACAAAATTGATGTCCGTCTCAAGGGTCTCACCCTTGCCGCCCCACCCGTCCGAGCTTAACTTCTCAATAAGCCTGACCTTGTGGGGAAGATAGCAGCGGGGAATAGGGGATATCAGCAACATACGCTGCACCCCCTGTATAAAAGTCCCGCCCGTTCAAGGTAACTCTCAGCCCGAGAGCATATGCCCCTCGCCGCCGCAGAACCGCCGCCCGAAGAAGAGCCACCCGAGGACATCGAGAACGAGCCGAGAGTGAAGCTCTGCGCCGTACCCGATACCGACATAGCCCACGCCTGAACGCCGCCGCAGAGCCCCATATACTCAGCTTCTGCGCATACCGCAAGATCAAACTGCCTAATCTCCTCTTCCGTCTCGGGAGCACGGAGAATAAAGCAGTTTATCTCGCTTTCGGCTCTCGTCAGCAGGCGGTCAAGGTCGGGATAGTCCATACCGCCGAAAACGTCATAATAAAAATCCGTACTGACCGCCATACTCTCACCTTTCCTTATGCCTTGATGTTGGCAGCAGTCACGGTGATATAGCCGACAGTGACCGCCTTGCTGTCCGAGTTAAAGCAAACAACCTCGATAACATTGCCCTCAGCCGCCGCAATTTCGGTAGTGCCGCTGGTAAGCTCTGTACCTGCGTATGCGGCGGAGGTCTCGCCGTAAACAGCCCTTGCGGAAGGATTTACCTTGTACGCATAAGTGCCGCTTGCATCGCCGCCTGCCGCAACCGTGATAACAGTCTTGCCCTTGGTGCTGCCTGCCGCTGCTGTGAGCTTAAGAGAGCCGGGAGCATATACCGCACGGATAGCCACGCTTCTGAGCACCTTGTGAGCATATGCGATTCTTCCCTGTACCGCACTTGCACCGATGTACTTGCCCGAGCCGTTCATGTCCTGGAGATGTACGGGAACGGAGAACTCTTCCGCTCTGGTCGCAAATCTGGGGTGGCCTGCGATCATTGCCAGACCCGCAGTCCTGTCATTCCACTCGATAACGTTAAAGCCCGCAATGCGTCCTACGATACCGCTCTGAACTACGTTGTCACCCAGAGAAGAAGCCTTGACGAACTCAGGGGACTTAAGGATAAATGAGTAGGTCGCAGGGGTAACGAGCAGATAGCGTCTGCCGTCATCGGGAATATTGGCCTCGCTCATCTGCTGCCTGATATCCACGATATCGCTGTAAATGCCGTCAACAGTAAGCGCACCGATGTTGGTAACGGTAGCGCCTGCGAGAAGTACGGTAGCGCCGTCAGTATCCTCAGCAACGGCAAGGGCATAGCCTGCACTGTCAAGTCTGTCCGCAACAAGGTTGTCGGGGACAAGCTGCGCATCGTAGCCGTCGATAAGCTCATTTACTGCCTTTTCCTTGTCGATGGGGAAGTTGATGTAAGATGTGCTGCCGTGCTTAACGGGAATGCCGTTTGCACGGTCGTAGTCCGATACCTCCACCTCCGCATCTCTTACGGGGATCTTTACAACACCCGCCTTGGGGCTGCCCTCGTAGTCGGTGTTAAATACAACGCCGTTTTTCAGCTTGTTTTCCTGGCGGATCTTTGCCAGGACCAGAGCCGAATATCTTTCCTGTGCTTCATGTGCCATAAATTACATTCCTCCTGTTTTTAGATTTTTTAGATTTTTATGTTGGGATTTTTCGCAAGGAACGCCGCCTCTACGCCCGAAGGCTGCTTGCCGCCGTTCCCGAAGCTTACCCCTGTGGTGACACCCTGAGGGGCGCTTTTCGCAGAGCAGAAAGAGGGGTATTTTGAGATGACCGCATCAATAGCCTTTTCAATGGGCATATCGTCCGATACCTTTGCCATGGCAAGGGCGATAACGTCATCTACAGCCTCGGCAGTTACGCCCTTGGAATAAGCGCAGCACTTAGCCTCAGCCGCCGCAAGCTTCTTCTCAGCGTCCGCCCTGCCATTTTCGGCAGCAGATATCTTTTCCTGTGAAAGCTGTTCGGCAGTTTTCCGGCTGTCCTGCCACTTGCGGAACGCTTCCATTTCCTCCTTTGAGGGCTGTCCCTTTGCCTGCCTTTCAAGTCTCTGCTTGACTATTGCGTCAAGCTCTGCCTGGGTAAATGTTTTTGCCGTCTGCTCAGGCTCAGACGTAGATACAGCCTTTTCGGGGAGATTTGCTCCGCCCTTTACAGCCTGTGTGGGATCACCTCCGTAGGCTCCCGTGGAGCCATTTTCAGCCTTGTTGGTTTCGGTTACGGTTGTGTTTGTTTCTGCCATTATGATTACCTCCGTTTATAGCCTGTCGGCTTGTTTTTTCCGTCCTCAGTTTAACGCCGTAAGTACGTTTAGGGCATAAAAAAAGCAGCCGTAAAGCTGCTGATTTACTGTTTAACCCCCCTTAATTTCGAGGGGGATAAAAATAGCACCTTGCCCTCTTATTGAGGGCAAAACGCTTTAAAAACGTATTAAACTTAGCTTTTTATGTAATTGGATTTTGCTATTTCACCAAGCTCAACAGCGCAAAAACTGATTGCAACATCAATAGCCTGAAGCGTTGTCGATCTGCATTTAGCTAATGACGCACACATTTTTACATGCTTCAGAACATTCAATGCTGTTATGCACTCTTCATCTGTGGGGAGCTTTGATTTGGCGTTTGACTTTGATACCTTTTCCTCTATCATCACCTTAGGCACACTCTCGCATTTTATGTTGAAATGCTTTGCCACCTTGTCAAAGCCGCCTTTTAAGACGATATACAGATTGGGAACGTTAACGGGATAATTCGCATTCTCTTTCTTAAAGACGCGCATATCCTCGCCCGAAAGCAGAATATAATCTTTGCCGTTTTCACAGTGGCTTCTGAGAACCCCGGCAATAGTCGAGCGATGTATTCCGCTGAAATGCTCTATGTCCTTACAGGTCAGCACAGGCATTCCCTTGTAAAACTTATCTACATACTCATACGGCTTATCTTCAAGCTTAAGCTGTTCGTATTCGGGAGTGTGCTCCTGCTTTACTCTGAAGTACGCCTTGACCAATGTCCTCTGAACGTCCCAAGCAACCTTGTCTGTGAAAGACTTTGCAAGCATAAGATAGCCGCTTTCGGTGAGAACCAAGCCGCCGTTATTGCTCTTAATTCCAACTGTACGAATTTCGTTCGGTTGAATTTTGTAGAAATCCTCACCCTCAATGAAATGCTCCTTGTTGCGGTTGAAATTCCTGCGTGCTGTTCCGTCAGGTCTGCCGTGTACAGTGTCAATGTCCTTGAATGTGACAACTCTCTGACCCTTGTATTCCTTGATAGCTACGTTGGTATTTCCTATTGCGATTGCGTTCATAATAAAACTTCCTTTCAATAATCTTGACAGAAAGCTCTATTTGATGTATAATAGATTTCAGATAGAGCAATCTGTCGGGTATAGCAGTAAATCGTAACTTTCCACGGTGGCGGTTTACTGCTATTTTTTGTTTATTTCTTCCTTTACCATTGCAATACCTTTGTGAATAACCTCTGCTTTGGTGATTTTGAGCTTTTCGGAGCATTCTTCAAGTGTTTTGTAAGTTTCTTCCGAAAGTCGGATTTCAAAGCGTTTATCACGTTTTTCTTGCGTAGGTCTGCCTTTAGGGGACATTTTATGCACCTCCTTATTTGTCCGTACATTTATAGTAACATATGTACGGACATTTGTCAAGAGGTTTTTTGAAAAAATTTTTGGAGCATAAAAAATGCGCCTTGCAGTCAACTGCAAAACGCTTGTGTGGGCATAAGAAAAACCGCCTTGTGAGGGGCGGTGATTGTTGACTATTTTCCCACTTTGCTATATAATTAAGTTATTACATAGGAAAGGAGGTTTTTTATGCGTAGAAAAGCTGTTGATTCTTCTCGTATAAATAGCGTTGGTTGGGAAAACAATGTGCTTGAAGTTGAGTTTAAAAATGGTGCGGTATATCAGTACTATGATGTAAGTGAAGCTGAATATCGTGCATTCATTTCCTCATCTTCGTTAGGTCATGAAATTTCGGTAATTGACAAAACACATAGCTATTCACGAGTTTGTTAATCATTTGGTCGGCACCCCTATTACAGTTTCGTTCAGCTTGATATAATCACCGTCAACTGTAACACTGCAATAGGGGTGCTTTTTCTTTAAGAACTCAGAAACAGGCTTGCAGACTTCTTTGAGCTCCTGTATTTCCTGCTTTCTTGCTTCGATTGCTTTTAATTCTTCCATATTCTCACCTCCTCCAATAAAAAATCACCCTACGTGTGTAAGGTGATCAAAAGTCGATTATCTTTATATCTCCGCAAATTTCCGATAAGCATTTTCCGTCAAAAAAAGGGCGATCCATAACATCGTCAATGCTGTTGACGGTTAAAGTGTTATCACCGCACCACATATCGAATTTGTTTTTTGAAAACGGGTCAACGCCACAGGATTTGCCGTTGAATTCAAATGTGAAATGTGATGCTATTTCACTTATTCTGCTTTTTATTTTTTTAGCTGTCATAGTATATCACCATTTTCCATGCGTTCCTCATCTGTTAAATTTCGGGCTTCACTACGGGTTACATCTCCGTTTTCATCATATGAATAATCGTGAGCGTGTTCACCGTTTTTGCCAAACGGGTGGTTTTTGGGATTGCCATGATCATGATTTGAAACTTGCTTGGTCTGCTTGCCGTTTCCATCATAATAGTTTCTGTCGATCCCGCCCTTGGTATTTTCTCTTTGGGTAATGCTGTTGGGTTCGCCTGTAAGGTCAGTCCTTTTAACGATTTTTACAGGGGTACCGTTTGCGTTTGTGGTCATATTCATTATACCACTTCTGCTGCCATTGTCAAGCCCTGATTTCGCCTTCCTCTCCGCCCAAACCGTCTTGCTCGACCTGCTCCTGTCATACCCATAAACCTGAGTGCGGTCATTGTGCTGTTTAAGCCCCGTCTCCTTGCAGTAAGCGGAATACTTCTCCTTTTGGTTTCTGAGCCGCAAGGAAGCCTTCTGCAAGCCCTCAGTGTCGCCTGTTTCCTGTAACATCATACATTCACGCTTGGCGGCTCTGATGCCCCGTTCCATAGCTCTCTGCTGCTGAAACTGCATATACCGCCTGTCATTTTCCTCTTTCGGATAAGGAAAATACCGCTGAAAATTGATGCCCGGAGCAAACGGATATTGAACGTGCCCGCAGTTGATACCGAGTATTCCGTCAGGCTGTCCGTAACTCGTCTGAGAAAAAGGCGTAAAATGTATTTTATTTCCTGCGCCGTCTGTGGTTACTCCGTTTGTGCCGTCACGGGAATAAATTTTTCCTTGGTTAATGGCACATTTGGGACGTGCGCCCAGATGTGCGCTTAGTTCGATAAGGTTTATCCCGTATTCATCACAACGTGCATTCTGCGCCGCCCTCGCTGTATTCCCCAGCGTTGACCGCATATCCATCATAACATAAGCCTCAGGAGACCACTCACGACCACGCTTGTCAACGAAAGCAGGAATGCCCTTTTGAGCAAGCTCCCGTATGGTTTTCCTTGTCGCTTCCTGCAATGACATCTGCCCCGATACAGCCTTTGCCGCACCCTTGCCCATAATGTCAAGAGCGCCCTGCCTGCCCTCGGCAGTGTCACGATAAATGGCATTGACCGCATTTACATACGCCGATTTTGCCTTGTACCCTATGACCGTGTTTACAAGGTTAAGGTCACTCGCCGCCTGCCGCTGAAACGCCTTGGCCGCATTCATGGCTGAGGTTTCCGCAGGAATGTCCGAGAAATATTCCGACAGCCCCGCAGCATTCGCCGCCTGCACCGCATTGTCAAGATATCCTATCTCAGTCTCAGCCGCCGTCAGAACAGCGTCCATAGCCTGACCGCCCTCGACCTCGGAATATCCCGCAATGATAGCCGCCGCCCGCTTGTCGAAACGTCCTGCTCTTGCAAGCTGCCTTATCCTCCATTTTGACGTGTCGGAAATATCTCCGTCCCGTGAAAGCTGCGCCGCAATTTCCCGCAGGATATCATCTTCCATATCCAGCAGCACCCGCACAAGCGGAGCAGACAGCTCGTCATACTGTTCCCTTGTCATTATTCAGCACCTTCAAGAATTTTCTTTGCCTCTTCCTTGGAAACGCCGATAGCTACGGAAATGACGTTTATAGCCTGTCCCAGGCTCAGAGCACCCGACTGATACTGCGCCATAACAGCAATAAGGCTCTGTGTCTGTGCACCGTTCAGGGTCTTGCCTGCGGCTTCTTCGGCACTGTCAATGATGTCGTCAGTGCCTGCCGTATCATCAGCATTATCACCGCCCGAAGTTACAAAGCCCTCACCGTCCGAAACTCCAAGAACAGCGCTCTCGGCATTTATCCTCTCAAGCTCCCGTTTTGCCGCCTCTTCATCGCATTTCATAACTTCCATAATGGCGGAAATCTTTGACTTTAGCCCCGCCGTTACAAGACTGATGTTGTTTGCGATAAGCGTGTTGTCATCAATAACAACGCTGTCCTTGAACGCCACAGTGACCTCAAGATCACCGTTCGGAACTTCACCCGTGATCATAGCAAGCCTGAGCACAGCCCTGCACATTTCCTCAATGAACTCAACGAGGAGATTTTTCTGACAGCGTATCGTAACAGCCGTCTTGTTTTCCTCGGAAACCACCTCGGTTGCGGTCTTAACTCCGCCCGCCTTGTCGAATGACAGCGAGCCGGGAGAAAGCCCCACCTGAAAGCACAGAATATTCAGCAGAGCATTTATGCCGTCAACGTGCTCTGAAATTCTCAGCTCCACAGTGTTGTCGGTGATTTTCAGGTCCTTGTCCTCATCGCATTTCAGTGCCTGATAAACCTCGTCATCAGCGTCAAAATACCGCTCTGTCTTACCCGTTTCGGGATTGACCACGGTGCGAATGCACGATGACGGCACGATTATCCTCTTTTTGCCGAGGATAAATTCTCTCGCAAAGCTGTCAAACGCCACATCAAGGGCTTTGAGCGTGTCCTCGCAGTTTGCAAAGCAGCTTATGCCGAGAGGCAGCTCCGTGGGAATGTTGCTTGGAAAATCGGTCTTGAAATACTGAAACAGGGGCGTGTCCATAGCATATGTGAACGTGTCTGCCATATCGGGATAAAGCACCGACAGCGGCACTCTGTCACCCGGAGCATTGGGGTCAGAAGAACGAAACAAAAAGCACTCCACAAGGATATCATCATCCTTGACGGAATGCTTCTCGAATAACGTGTAATAATATTTGCCCTTGGCTGATACCGTGCCGAAAATGCCCTCGGTAATGTCCCTGTTGTCCCATTTCAGCGGATAAAACTGCCGCCCCTCAACAAATGACAGCCGCACCCTGCCCCGTTCTATGTATTCCCTCAGAACACAGCCGCCCTGAGCAAACGCCGCCGAAAGCAGTCGGGGAATGTTCTTCCAGAACCCTTCACGGCATAAAAAATCACGAATGAATGTGTCATAAACCTCCGAGCCGCAGGTTATGTCCACCTGCTCCGCAAAGCACTTGTGAGAAAACTCGTCACACAGTATCTTTGCCGTGTTCAGCATATTCATCTGCCGCACAGTGCCCCTGTTCAGCCCCGCACGCTTCACCTCACGCCATTTCGGGCGACCCTCGTAAATGTCCTGCCACCTGTCCATATAGCCGCTGTAAAAGCCGTTATCCCCGAGAAATTCTTCCTCGGGAAACGCCTGCCGCATTTTTTCTATCATCATCTGCCTGTCACCTCATTTCAATAATATCGCTCATATACGGCTCAAAGCTGTATTCAAAAGCGTCAAGGCTGTCAATGTTGTAATTGCCGTCATCGACACGTATATCCTCAGTAGGATCCTTGTCCCACACCGCCGTGCTCAGAGCCGCAATGAAATTTTTGCACCCCGATATGACCTGAAAACGCATTTGGGACATAATCATATTCGTAAGCCGTATGCGCCCGAGTATCTCCGTCTTTTTGGCATTGCGTATCTGAACGGGAAGCTGTTCTTCGGCACATCTGCATTTGATGCCCCTCAGAAGCGTTGTCTCCGCATTATCGAAATACGCCTCGGGGACATTGAAGCGAGCCTGACAGCGGCGGATAAACGCCACTACATCATCTTCAAGTTCTTTCGGCGTAATAACTTCCTTGCGGTAATATTCATCAAGCACAACGATTTTCCCGAAACGGCGGCTGAACCCCGTGCATATTCCTGCGTGAGCCGAGCCGTTGCCGCCGAAGTCGAAGCCAATGTTTGCAAACAGAATATCATCGGGAACAGTGTCAATTACATACAGCGCAGGATTATCCGCAAACTGCTTGTAAATAACGCCCTCTGCAGATACCCATAAACCCTTGATGTACCTG